CCAAGAATCTCAATGGCACTTTCAGTACAGTACCATCTTCCATGTACAGATCTATGTATAATATGTTTGCCAGAACTGAAAGATCAAGGATCTGTTTAGATCCATCTTTGAGTGTAAATTCTAAGTTATTTGTGGCCATTCAGTATCACTCTGCTCTATGTAGTTGGTATCATCCACCACCAAACTGCCTTTACTATCCATCACTGGATTCAACCAAATTGAGTATGGTTCGTTTAATTCCTCATCATCAACCTTTCCACTATTTAAAATAACATGTTTGTCGCAATCTATCTGTAAATTTCCTTTAATTTTAAACATGACATCCATATTGATAACAATTGCCTTAGATTCCTCATCAAACTCAATAATCTTTTTATCGACTAGGGTTTTCAATGCAGAAATCACCTCGACATCCACTACATCTTGGATTTTCAATAAATTCATTAACTGGTGCATTCGCAAGTCACCTCTCCACAAGTTTCACAGCAGTTTGTAATTTTCGGTATCACCTTTTCTGTTGCCACAGTAGTAACTTCGGGATCTACCGTTTCTTGTACGATTTCCTCAACTATTGTCAATGTTTTTCCATCTTCAATCAATTCTATTGCATCTTCGATTGATGTAACCATATGAGATACCCCATCTTGATCTACAACCTCTATTGCTTCGTCGTCCGATAATTTTGATTCTTCGGCAATTCTACGTCTTTCTTGGTCATCTTTAATTTCCGAAAGCATGTTTTTGTACTCAGGACTCTGACGTGCAGTTTCTTCATCTTTCGATAAATTATTCATGAGATTCAACAAAAATTTCAACCAATCTGGTAAACTCAAACTGGCAGACAGTCCATCCAACATATCTGTACCACACTCTGCTGGGCCCAAGAACATGATTTTCTTTGCCTTAAACCCACCCAAAATAGTAGACTTCAGATCTGCCAATGGATTCGCACCTTTTACTACAAGGGAATCATCGGCATCAGTGTCATCATCTGCACTATCTGCATCATCTATACCACTAGCAACTGGACTCGGCAAATCTACCATAATAGCATCTGGTGGTATTCCAGCTGGTGCAACAAATGGTGAACCCGTTCCACCATGCATTATCGCACCACCCAACTTTGGATCTGTACTCAAAAACGGAGCAGATACAAAAACACCTGTTGGTGATTGTAATAATATACCTAAATCACCTTTGATACGGACTTGCAACCCTTCCAATCTTACTATTTTATTGCTTTTGATGTTCACATCACCATCGGCAGTTATGTTGACATTCCCTTTGGCATAAATCCTGTTATCCTTGACTGTAATGGTATAATCATGCCCAACCACCTTTGCTACCCTATCACCATCTGCTTTCATCACGTTGACTGTTCCAGATTTATGTGCAACTGCTATCCTCTCGTTGCCTTTTGTATCATCTACTTCATGCACATGCCCTGATTGACTTTCTTCAACTTTATTGTAAGGATATTCTGCATCATACCCCAATTCTGGATCTTGCCAACCCGTATTCATTGCCCCTGCTATTGGCACAGTACCCACTGATTCATAATTGCTAACATAAGTATCAGCAGTTTCACCTCTTGCTAACCTATTGGTGTTTACTTCACCCACAGGTATTTCTGATTTACCCCACTTCGGACTTTCTGGAATATCTGTCGGATCATCCGATGTCTTATAACCAGCATCAATAATATGTGTCATTATCGGTTGCTGTGCATTTTCACCATCGGCAAAGAACCCCATAACCCATGTACCCTCTACAGGGCCAACAGGTGAATCACTTGGTCTGCTATTGATAGGCATTGCTGGATAAGCAAAGGGTAAATCTTCAGTTGGAATTTCCGATACGTCATCTGTATGGTATCCAAGTATGCGTACCTTACATCTACCTAACTGTAACGGATCTGTCCGATCTTCGACCTTCCCCTTCCACCAGACGAAAGTTGGATTCATTTACTACCTTTTTCTCGATCTCATTCGTTTGTTTGTCACCGATAACTTTTTAATCTTACCGTAGTTTTTATAATCGGCATGATCCTTTAGATGTGGATATTTCTTGTCAAATTCTTTAGCAGTTAGTGGTTTTTTATTCTTAGACATCATCATTATCCTCTGGTTGCCCGACTGCCCACGAACCTCTTGCCGTTTCTAAATCACTCTGACTAGCAGAGTCATCACCCGAATAACCTCTGCCTATCACTTTTGGTGGATTACTCCACAACCCTTTAGTAGCTTCACTTCTTGGTATGTTATCCCTAATCCAATCCAACACTTGCCCATTAACCTCTCCCTGACTATTCCAACCCTTACCTTCTGGTTTTAGAGTGAGATAAGTAAAGTCCTTTATTGTGCTAGTTTTAGATCCATCTGATCGTTCCCAAAAAATAGTGTTTTCCCGATTTGCCAAAATGACATGAACTCCACCACCGAGGCCAGGTATACCTTTGCTCTTGATTAGACTGAACATGGTATTTGCGGCTCCTTCATGTGTTGTCAGAAGTATGTGGTCATCCACAACCCTTTCACGTTCTGCATTTGCCTTGACTGCAACATGATAATTTGCCAGAACCCATACCAAATGTATATTTTTTGCATCATATCCAACATCTGTAAGTCTAGGAATAACTTCAGAAATATCTTCGGTTTCCTTGAGTGTGATGTCAAATAATATATTGGGTAAATGTCTCTGATCAAGATCCTTTAATAGTAACTTTAGGGTTTTCTCTTTGATTCCCAATTTCTTGACTGCCCCATGTAATGCACTGACATGCTCTGGATTTCTCAAATCCAAATCAGCAAGCAATCTACCTTTGTCATCCAAGTATTTTGGATTGATGTCACCTTCCCAATCAGTCGAATCTTTTTGAATCCTAGAAATGGCTATGAATGCTTTTTTCCATTCATCAACATCCCTGATTTTGAATTTATCACCTTCCATGAAGTTCTTGGTGGCAAACCCCTTACCAGAACCAGCACCACCAGCAAGAAAAACTGCTTGACCGTACCTTTTACCCTGATTGAACAAAATCTGTTTTTCATCAATCTGTTCCTGTTTGCCATTCATAGTGGCAATTACTAAATCCATTATTGATTTGAAATGGTGTGGTCTATCCAACATCACGTCTGTTGTTGATTCCACTAGTTTCAAGAATTCTCTTGCTAACATTTTAATCTCCTATTCTGTCGGTAATGAACTGAAATATGAATCTTTAACAACTTCCATCACCATTAAATGGCTGGCATTGTCTATCTTATGTCTTAATCCTGTAACCAAATACCTACCATTATACATTTTATCCATAGGTACTGATCCAGATATACTTGGTTCAATCGATGGAATCATCAACTCCAAAACATCACCAACCTTTCTGGTAGTATCACCTGATATAGTAATATTTAGTTTAACATTATTTATTTGTTGCATCTGTGAAATTCTATTCTGTAACGTTTTTTCATAGTATGTATTAGTATCATCAAAACGACTGACTAATGTTTGCTTACTCAATGGACTAGAAGTTAGTTCATCAGCAGTTTCGTGTACCATCATACTCGAACCTTGCCCGTTCATATTTTCTGTATCCGACAATCTCCAATTATTATTTTTCTTGTTTCCTTCGACATGAATCATTTTATCGTACTCTTTACTATAATTATAATCCAGAGTCTCAGTCTTTCGGTTTATCATATCATGAATAACCAATCTATTAGCATACATCCCATTAGGTATATTTGCCACCATATCAAAAGAATTGACAATTTCTATTCTATTTACATTTCTATACTGTTCTTCGTCTGGATCACCATCTGTAGTGTTTGAAGGTTGCCGTCTGTAAACACCCACACTTTCTTCCTCTGCAAGTGATTCCAAAGATCTAAAATGAAATCCCTCTCTAGTTTCATAAAACATATAATTGGCCCCATCCCTATGTTCTGCCATAGATCTTTTTGCCAACCAATTCATTGCATCAAAGGGTTTCCAGTTAGGTATTACTATATCATAGACATTTTGAGTTTCTTCAATATCAAATTCCT